TTTATTATAACCGATGCAATTAGGAAATCAAGTCTTAAAAAACTTTTTTAATTTCATCCACAGCTTAACACACCAGACATCATTCCTACCTTTAACCTTTGCCTTCTCAATCTCTTTTCCGATAAATTCTTCAATCCTCGAGTACTCAATATATTGAGAACGCTTTGTTAGCTCTCTAAAGTTTTTCTTCCATTCGGGAATCTTAATTGGTTTATTCATTTCGTCATTAAACTATCCAACTTTTTATCCTGATTTAATCTTGCTGCAGAGTGTACGAGTTCTTTTCTGAGCATTGCTTTTTCTTCTGACCTTAGATTATATTCTCTTCCAATCTCTTCTACTTTTGCTTTTACGTCTCCACGCTGCGCACCAGTCAACTCTTTTTCATCTCGGAGGTAGTCCACCATTATTGAGATATTTTGTTGGATAAATTCGGTTTGTTTGTAATAATCTCGCAATTCTTCGAGGTAAAATTTACTTCTGGCTTTTACATCTTCACCACAGACTTTTATTTTCACAACGGCTTTGACCATTTTCTCTTCGAGGATGTATTCGAATTCGAAATCAGGCGCGATTTCCTTGGCGATTTTATCTATTGCGGTCTTTAGGTCTTGGAGGGTGTTCATAATTTTTGTGGGTGGGGCTTGCGAGTTTGTAGCTCACTCACCCCTTGCCCACGATTTGGACACTTTTTATCACTTTCGGCTAGTCCCGAAAGTGATTATTTCGACAGAATAGAAACTCCACCATTTTTTGCTTGCATGACTTTCCCGAGTCGCATTGCTGCATCTTCGAGGTGGCGGAAAGCAAGAATTGAGTTGGCGATCATCTCTCCGTTGTCTGAATCTTGACCAACAAGATAAGTACCGTCTTTTAATTTATCAGCGAACACTTTTGTGCTGTCTGCTGATACTTTGATTTCATCTCTGAGTTCAAAGATTTTTTCCGAGATTGCGTCCTGCGGTTGGAGTTCTGAAGGGTCGACTTGTTTTTTTGGTTCTCCTGTCGCAGCTGGAGTAGCTGTTGTGTCGTCAGACATAAATAAAGGGGTTAATGAACTATTGCTTAATTGGTTTCTCCGCCGCTTGTTTGCCCATAAATGTTTTTACTATTTTAGTCAGGAATTGCTTTGCTGCTTCTGTTGAATTGTGATGGCACATTGTAGTTCCAAACCATTTTTTATGTCCTGGAACTTTTACCATCCACATATCACAATATTCTGTTTTTTCGTTCTTTTTAAATCTAAAATCTAAATTCATTGCTTGATTGGTTTAGCGGACGCTTGCTCGTCCATAATCCTCTGATTTTCAATCAAAACTCCGATTCTTCCTTTCAGCTCGATTGCCACTTCAGGAGCAAATTCTGCTTTGTTTGTTTCAAAAAACTCATCAAGGTTTAGTTCGTCGAGTTTCTTGCCGGCAGCGTATCGTCCCCAAAGTGTCATGCACCAATTCACCTGACCATCTACAGCGTTTCTCTGGCGGTACTTGCCTTTCTTGATCGCCTTTTCCCCGCCGAAACCGTAGGCTCTCCTTTGGCGACGTTTTTCTGCTCGGGTTTCTGTGCGTGCTTCATTCATTTATTATAGTTTAACATGATTTAAGTTTTCGTAATGTATGTCAGAATCCTCGTGAGTGTCGCACACTTTGTTACAACCATCGCAAATCATAAAACAGGTAGCACCTGCTGGAGGTTTTTTCCCTTTTGGTTCGTCTCCAAAGTCTTGGCTCCAAGCAGTTCTTACTGGTTTTTGGCAGCAGTTCGATAGTAGTTTATTCATATTTTGGGGATTAATTTATTATCAATTTTAAGAGAATTCATTTAACCATTCTTCAAAATCATCAGTGAAAGCAAAGAATGATATCCAGCCAGACAGTACGCAGATAACTAAGCATACAATCCCTAGCCAGAGAGTTAGCCAAATGGGAAAATCTGTTTCTCCAATCTCGTAAACTAGCCACGCGAAAGTTAGGCTTATTGTTGAGCAGATTAAGGCGAAGATTATTCTTTTAATGAATTGCATCTTATTTATTATCAATTTTAACAACGAGTTCGCATAATTTCCGCACCCTCCTCACACCTTCCTCGTCCCAAGTTTCTATCTGTTTAGCCTTCATACAGTATCCTTCGCACTCAGTATTACATCCAAAGTTATTCTGGAGGGCTTTGATTAGGGTGGGGCGGTATTTAGTCCTCAGTGTATTCCCAGCGATGTCTTCTATGTGTATTTTTTGTTCTGGCTTCGAGAAGATGTTTTTTATGTTCATAATAATTTAAAGTCTGTTTTAACAAATCCTCTTTTCAGAAGCGTTAATATTTCTTTGACTTCATCAATCTCTAAATTTGGTGGTTCACCAAAAAACTGAACAAACGGGGGTTCACTACCTAAATACTTCACACAAATTTTACAAACATCAGTTTCTCGATATTCTGGTGCAAATCCCGGCATTCCTTCGACTCGTTTTGTCAAAGCAATATCGTATCTTGTGCCTCTGATGTAGCGGAATGTTGTATATTCTTTTTTCATAATTTAGATTTATATATTCTGTAAGATTTAATTATTGCGACAGGGTTGAAAACTTGGAATCCTAGAATCTTCCAAAACCTCATACTCTCTCTTGCGAACTGGATGAAGGTAAATTCTTTATTCATAAACGAGGGGAGGGTGTTGGTCATGGTTAAAATAAAACTTCTTGAGATAATCTTTCTTCTGCTATCTCGCAGTATTTTTCTGAAATTTCAACTCCGATAAAACGCCTGCTTAAATCTTTGCAAGCTCTGGCGGTAGTTCCGCTTCCGAGAAATGGGTCGAGAATTAAGTCTCTTTCGTTACTCCAGCTTTTGATGTGGTCCTGCGCTAGTTTATCTGGGAATATTGCTGGATGTTGATGTGAAATTTTATCTTTTGAGCTAAAACCAAAACCATTATTTATTCTCCAAATATTAAATCTAACTCCAAATTCATTACACTCGATTTTTTCTCCTGCTTTTAATTCTCCTGCTTTATTTCTTACGCTTCTGTTCCCCCAACTCCCAGACCATTTATTTTTCCTATCTGATATTAGATTAACTGTTTTTGGTTTTCCTTTTGAAAAAACAAACATATACTCAAAACATTGATAATATCTATTTTTTTCTGGGTATGGTGAACCATTTTTTTCATAAATCATTGTGTCGTGTAAATTTAATCCAATTTCTTTAAAATAAAGTGCTTGCTTAAAACTTGTTCCACTTTCTGAATTATTTACAACAGCGTCTCCAACAACCCAAACACACACACCTCCATGTTTTAATACTCGTTCAATTTGTTTAGCAGTTTCTTTAAAATTAAAAGAATATCCCTCGTAATCTCTCAAATTATCATAAGGTGGAGAAGTCAGAACTAAATCAATCGAATTGTCTGGGATCAACTTCATCGCCTCCAAGCAATCAGTATTCATAACATTACCAATCATGTCTTTCCAATTCGTGATTTCATCTAGTGTTTTCATTTTTTTAATATTTTATTCTAGGCGGTCTTTCTTCTATTGTGTGGGGCATAGTTTAGTGAGTTTAGTTGGTGGGGTTAGGAAGATAGAACTTTCACGTCTTTCTTGTGACATTTAGTACATTCAAACCCAGTCAACCATTTAATTACTTTAGCTTTACAGCATATAGAAATCCACCCAGATATAATTGCCTTCTTATTGTTTTTCTCCCACCATTTAACACGCTCATTTTGATTCATACATTCCAGCTCTCTTACTACTCCATCAGGAATAGCAGCAACTACATTCGGGTTTTTTATGTCGCCGTTTTTTATGGCTTCTAAAATCTCTTTTGCATCGTAATATATTTCTCCTGTTAATGTATCCATAATAAATGGGTTTAATGATTTATTCTAGCTGGTCTTTCTTCTATTGTGTGGGGCATAAAATAGAATTATAAAAGTCTTGGTTCTAGTGCATTGATTCTCGCCTCTGCAATTTTACAATATTCTTCCTCTCTTTCAATTCCGATAAAATCAAATCCCTCTAACTTCGCCCCGATTCCAGTCGTACCACTTCCGACAAATGGGTCGAGAATTGTTCCACCTTTTGGAGTGATGAGTCGGCAGAGGTATCGCATTAGAGCTACTGGTTTTACCGTTGGGTGAGAATTTTTGCTCTTTCCGTCAGTTGGTTTTCTTTCTTCCAATACTCCAGTTTTAGGGTTAACTCGCTTGTTGTTTTTAGAATGTATTTCGTGCGAATTACCAGAGTTATCAAGTTTATATTTCTCCTTCTCCTCAAACCCCTCCAATCCTTTATTCCTTTCGCTCTTTGAAGCCTTGGCTGTGTAAAAAAATCTTTGTGTGTTTTCTGGAAACCCCTCTACCACTTCATCACTTCCGTCGTGGATTAGGTTTGCTGGGAATCTGCCTTGTCCAGTTACTCCATTTGATTTAGTTGGTATTTTTGTTCCAGCACCAAAATTATTTCCATGAGCATTTGTTAAATCTCGTGTAAATGTTGGTATTTCATCAGTTCCCTCTACCCGACACCCATCAATATTTATCCCACCTGTTCCATATTTCAAAACATTCTGAGCCACCGTTTTTTCTTCGAGAGGTTTGCGGCAGAGAGTCCATAATTCCATAGCTGGTTTTAGAGCTGTTCCCCAGCCTTCGTAAGGAGATGAGCCTTTGGTTAGTCTTATTTCAGAATGAGGGTTGTTGTTATTTAGTAACCTTTGCATTCCAGCATTCCCTTTTTGGTGATTTGGTCTTGTGGCATCGCTTATTCCTAAGTCCTCTCTCTCATTCCCTTGTAACTTATCAACCGCCTTTCCGATATTCAAACTTTTCGGGAATCCACTCCCATATATCCAAGCCACTATATCTCTTATCTCAAATCCAGCATCTTCCAAATTGACTGCCATTCGATGTTGTGTTCGAGTTCCGCAAGCAACAAGAGCGTGTCCACCCGGCTTTAAAACCCTCAAAACTTCTTGCCACAACTCAACTTTCGGCACATCGTAATCCCACTTCTTTCCCATAAACGAAATTCCGTAAGGTGGATCGCAACACAATGCATCAATGCAGTTATCTGGAAAAGTTCTCATCACTTCCAAACAATCTCCGTGGTAAATCTTGTTTATTTCCATAATTTTTCAAACGTTAATGCTTTTAATTTTTGTTCGTTAATGTGCATGGTTGATTTAGCTTGGTCTCTTTCAATATAACCAACAATTTTTTTGTCCAATGCTACCAACGCCATGAAGTCAAAATCTTTTTCTGTATACGTTTTTTTCCCACCCTTACCACATCTTTTAATCCAAAATAAATATGCAGGAGTGTATTTTTTTCTTTGTGGTATAGCTCTAAATTTACTTGTTGTCTTCACCTGTATTCTGTATAGCTTGTCGTCTATTTCTGCGACAATATCATATGGTAATCCCTGGTCTGATAAAAATGCTCTATGACCCATTGTAATTAAGTCAGCACAAACTAAGTGTTCTCCCGCAATTCCAACCTGTAAATCAGATATTTTATCATTCATACTAAAATATTACACCCTCTACTTATGAAAGTCAAATCTGTTACGATTGAATCCACCGAGTTATCCGGCAGTTCGCTGAGTTTTTCGAGAGCGTCACCATGTATTATTTTGTTCATTTTTTTAATGAATTAATTAACACAATATTGCGTTGTCAGTTGGATTTGGTGGTAATAAAAATGTCTTCTTAAGAAATTATATTCAGTCCACCCGATTGCGATTGTGGTTATGATGAAAGTAATTAGAACAATCGAAATTATTTTGAAGATTTCTCTCGTGATGCAAATTTCTTTATTCATTTTTTAAAGAAGTAATTAACAGATTCTGAACACCTTTTGCACGATTCCATACTTTACATATTTCCCCTTTGATTTCTAGCACCTTGGCATCACCGAAGAATGTTTTTACCGTGTCGCCTTTTTTAAGTTTATTCATGGTAGTAGTGTTTCTTTATTTTTCGTCACGGAGGAGGTCAGTTGTCATGGATTAAAGATTTACTATTCCATCAAGTGTTAATTTTACAAGTATCCATTTACCTCCGTTCTTATCTAGTCTATTGTCTTCATTTTCTCTCCCACACGGACGGCATTGAAAGTGAGTAATTGATTCCATATCTTTTTTAATGTGAGCTAGGAATATTTCTCCCATCTCAATTTCCTTTCCGCAGAATATACAATCTGGTAAATTCATCTGTGTTGTCTGGTAATAAAAGGGGTTATTTAATTAATCGCTTTTTCTGCTTGGCGAGCTTAATTGCTTTTTTTAGAATTTTTATATCTGCTTCACGAGCTTCGATAAATACTTCGTACATTTCTTTGTTGAATCCGTCAGGGACTTCATCTAATTTGAGTTTCTTACCACTCAGTTGTCCGTAAATTCCTAATCCTTTATTCATAGTGTTTTTTTAGGTGGCGGTGGCAGGATTCACACCTGCTATCTCTCACACAAGCGTCCTTGTGCCGTTGGTGGCAACATTCTCCACCTTCGCGTTATTAGCGCAATGCGTGTCGGTCATCCACGCCGCACCGCCATATTTTAACTTTCAATCTTACATCCAAGCACTTTCCCAATCTTCTCCCTGCCCTCTTGGGTGTGTAGAAGCATATCTATCCTCTTGACCATTTCCTCTCTGGCTTCTTTCATGGAGATGGTGTTTTTTTCTCCTCCTTCCATGTCGTCAAAATCATGTTTTTTATCTGACCAATCGAGATGTCGGGTGGTGATGGGCATAGGATAAAGTTATATTAAATTGGCTCTCCGTGATTTTTTAATAATTTTCACCCTGTTCTCTGGAGCCGAGACGTCCCGGCAGCTTTTACAGAACCAATTTCCTTCTTGGAGAGTTAGCTGTGAGAATTCGATCTGACATTTTTTGCATTTCATGAGTCTAGCCAATCTGAATCTTGTACATCGAGATTGTGATCGTTGTTAGAATGACAGCGATAGCATTTTACTAAAATATTTGAAGTTTCGCACTTTAGTTCTGGGTATTTCCCTTTCGGCAATACGTGAGCAAAATTGTGTGCGCGTAGTGTTGTCAGCACTTTCGGACAGTCGGCGCACTTCCAACGCTCTCCTCCGAGGTCGTCTCTATCGGCAACCGCCGAGAACGCTTCTTTTTGGGTTCGACAAAGCATATTTAAAGTTTTTTTACAGGGAAAAATTCGCTAATAAATTCAATTGCATCCGAGGCACCTTTACAAATTGCCGCTTCAACCTCTGAACATTTATTAATTTCTTCAATCCATTGTTTCTGTTCTGGCGAGACAACTGAACGCTTTTTTCTCTTGAGTTCGACGAATATCACATGTCCACCAGTGATGATAACGTAATCTGGAACGCCCTTCCGCACCCCTTCCGCCTTATTTCTCATTTTAACGCCCCAAGAGCGCGTGAATGTCTCGGATGGTATATGTGAGAACAAAACGATGTTTCCGAGCTTCTGGTTGATTTCTAGCCACTCTACGAGGCAGACAGCCTCTTGGTGCTCTGTCGGGATTGTTGTAAGTGTTTTCATTTGATTTTAATAAATTCACCATCCAAATAATACCCGCGCTCATCATCCAAAATCTCCTCGCGGCTGTCGCTGAATTGCCTCATCCTTTTGCGGATGAAAATAGTCCGCGTTTTTCCTTCCACCACCTCAGCAGCGTGGACATGCTCGTGGCAGTAGTCCACGAAAGTTTCCGCCATTTTTTTCAATTCAAGTTCTGAAAGTTTTGCAAGTCTGCATCCGTATTTTGGAAATGACTCATCTCCAATATCTAAAAATTGCAGTGCTTTATTATTCAGCCCTGCTTGAATTTGTCTAGCCTCAGCTTTGCTCAGTAAAAAGTTCTTCTTCTCTCCTCCTCCCATTTCTACTGTGAGTCGGTGAGTTACGAGATTTGTTGTGAGTTGGTTCATAAACTTGGTCGGTGTGTCTGATGTTTTAAACATAATAATAAATTAAATTGTAGTTTATTGCCTAATTGATAATCCTTTAGATTCCTCCTCTTTTTTCACATCTACCCCTATTTTACCAACTAATCGCACGAAATGCTTTCTTAATTTAAGTCCGCTTTCGATATTTGTTTGCCAAAAAGTATCTCCCGGGAATGTTCTTCCGTTAATCTCACCTCCAAAAACATAATCAATCACGACCATGATTTGATCTCGTGTGCGCTTGTCAATCCGCAGCATTTTGTCGATGTCGCCGGCGGATGTAGCAATCTTTCGTTTCATCACCGATTCATCGAAACGGAACGCGGGATTTACTTCGTGTATTTTCTGAAAAAGAAAAACTGTCAACTCCTCCGCTTCGGGGGAGGTGGTAGGTTTAATATTATTTGTTTTACTTTGTTTTACTTTACTTTGTGGTGTTTCTGCCACAGGAACATCGGAATCATCGGGGTTATCGGTAGCGAATTGACCATCATCATCGCGTTTCTGGTCTTCAGCATCACGGCGTGCTCTTTCTCGTTTATCTAAAACAGGTTGTAATCTCTTTTTTAATTCTGGAGAAAAAATCATGCCGTCTTCTTCAATAAGCAACTCAAGATCAATAAAATATTCGACGATTTCTTTGATCTCGGCACCGAGTACCGACTGGAAATCTCCTGACCATAATTCCAAACTTTTATTATCATATTTCAACTCAAAATTTTCAGCATTTGTTAGTTTTTCAAGAATCATATTCCATATTGAATAACCGACATGCTGGAACTTATTGCGTACGGCGAGCATCCTCTCATCATTTCTCATGTCTTTATCGTGAGAGAAATATTCGGCATTATTTTTGCGTGGTCGTGGCACTTTCTTTTTAGTTAAGTTTGCGCTTCCTTAATTGGGCTTTGCGCATGTATGTGAAATTATTTACCTCCTCAAGAAACTCCAAATCATTAAAAAACACGCTTTGAAGCGCATCCATGATTTGTTCTTTTGTTGGAGCTGGCAAGGTAAGTAAAGTTAAGTATGGATATTTTAACCAAATTTTAAACCTTAATAAAGTATTTCATCTTGACTCGCCGGGAGTGTATGTCATTTTTTAATTTGCATTTGAATCATGATTTCCTCGATTGAAGGAAACGGAGTGTGGATGCCAAGCTTCTCGCCGAGGTGACGGTTGAGTGTGTCGAAAACAATGTCAATTTCTTTAGTCGTGAGCTCGGTAGTGGATTTTTTTTGGATTTGAACTCTCTGAATAGCCCGCCAAAGAAAATGTTTTACCGACGCACCGTTCCAGGGTATGTCGATTCCAGGATTCAAAACTTTCTTCATGTCGAGACCAGCGTCATTCAACTCGTCGGCAACCATCGTAAAGTAGAGGTGCAAAGCACGATTTTGTCTCAGCGTTCTTTTTTTGTCGTCACTCATTTGAAGTAAATGTAACCTGACCACATCAGCGCGATAGTTACCACAGCACCGATACACATTCCGTAGATTAATATTTCGAATTTATTCATTTTAAAGCCTTTTAACAGCCTCGGTTAGTTTATTGTACAAAGTTAAATTTGCAGAGAGTTCAAATCGTGAAAGTTCCACCTTTGATTTTTTCAAAAGCTCTTTCCCTTTTGGCGTGATTTTTACGGTAGTTTCGCGACCGTCTGAGGTGAACTTTCCTCTGGTTATCAGTCCCTCGCTCTCCATTGCGTTTAGCCTTTGGGAGACATTCGACTTTGTGCCGACAACCTCTTTTGTTAGGTCAGACGGACGGCAAGGAGATTGATTGATGAGCCAGAGCATTGTGAGTTGAGATGGGGTCATATCGAAATTGGTTAAAAGTTTTCTAAGTCTTTTTTCGTGCATAATCTTGATTGAATTTTAGTTCCGTAATTATCGCTTCGGCTTCCATGCCCATTCCCATAATTACTTGCTTGGTAAGTCCGAATACATCAAGCTCATTTAATTTCTTGGCTCGTTCCATGGCGTAGAAATTTCTGATTTGCTTGAGCTTTACGAGCGGTTGGGCGTAATGTTCTCGTGTAGGGAGTCTCATTAGAATTTGAGTTTTTTATGACGTGCTACTTCTCGACGGATTTTCTTGGCTAGTCCGAGAGCTTGCATAGGAGTAAGCTTACATCTAGTTATTGCTTGAGGATTTTTTACTACAGAAAACGCTAATTCAATTTCATCCTTATAATACTTTGTTGCACTGTCTGAAAATTTAATTACCTTGTCTTGGATTACTTCGATTGTGGGTTTTGAGCTTTTCGATTTCGTAGTTTTGGAGTTAGATGGTTTAATAAGTTCTAGGTATTTTGATGTAAAACTTAAGCTATATTCTGGATCATCACGAAGAAACCCTTTGACTTCATAATAGTCTTCATTATAAATATTAAATACTGTCCCGGTATATTTATAATTTTCAGAATATTCATAATTCGACTTTTCCCAGTTTATTCTTACTTGATCTCCGACTTTGAAGGTTTTTGTAATCATAATAAAGGGGTTAGATTGATTTTTTAATTTCTTCGATTCGCTTTTTACTTGGTTTAAGTATTATGATCGAGTGGCGATTTGAGTTTTTTGGAAAATTTTGATTCCAGGTATCTCTCTCTCTCCGTCTGCGATTGATTTGCGGACCGCTTTTTCGTCCACGATTTTGAATGAGTCCGGGACTTTGGTTTCGTCCTCGATTTCGAAAGTCCAAACTTTTTTGCTACTTACAAGCCCCGCATCGGTTCGCACTGATGTTGGAGCAGCTTCTACCTCTGGCTCCACATTTTTTATCTCCTCTGCTTCCTCTGTCGCTTTTTTGGCGGCTTCATCGTCTCCTGCCTTCTTCGCCGCGGCTGCTTTTGCCATCGCTTTCTTTTCGGCTGCTTCCTGTTCGTCGCGAACCTTAGCTGCGGCTTCTTCGGCTATCCTTGCTTGCTCGTCTAGGTAAGTTCCGAGTTTCGCTTTTACGATTTTATCTGCTTGCTTGAGTGGTTCTGATCTTACTTTTGCTCCGTTGTTGATTACTTTTAGCGTAGCGTTGAGTCCGACGGTTAGTTCTTTTCGTTTTGATTCGAGTCGGTCAGTTTCGGATTTGAGGTCGCCGAGGAATTTCGCTGCGTGTTGGCTTTCTTCCTCATTCGTAACTTTGAGGGCGTTAGCGGCAGCGATGATTGTCTTTATCTGCGGATCGTATTCCGAGAGTTCTTTGGTTGCCTCATCTGAGGAAGGGATTTTGGACATAGGTAAGTTGTTAAAGATTATTTAGTGTGGTTTGGTCAGAGATTTTTAAAACTACGGTGTCACCAGTTTCTCTTGATATGAATTTGAAATTTTCTCTAAGATATTTTTTACTCACCATCGGAAAGCTTCCATGAGAAAACCCTTTTTCGTCATATCCTCCTAGATTTATTCCAAATAATTTTCTATTATCACAATTTTCTTCCTTACATCTGTAAAAAGAAGATATTCTAATCGGAATTGACCAAGTTCCATCTTCTTTAAGCTTTAAAACATGGCTGTATGCGCTCCATAAATCTTCATCTCCTAGTCCTCTAAACCACTTATTATCTCTGTTCTTGGGTTTATCTATTTTGCCAACTCTGCAAGTCGGGCAAATTATTTTACTATCAGGTGATTCAATCGATGGTGGTTGTATTTCTTCAGTCATCTTTTCATGGTTAAACTTTGTCCCAAGCTTTTTCTACAGCCTTCTTGGGTTCGGCTGGTTTAGGTGGTGCTTTTTTGGCTACTCTGGCATAAGCTTTCTGTTCCATTGCGGCGAGATTCGTTCCGACTCCGAATGTCCGCGCTACTACGCTCCATGATTTTGAGATTGCCGACTTTAGAATATCTCCGCGAGTAGTGGCTGGGTTTGGAAATCCTTTATGAGATGAGTACACATCGCGAGTGATTTTTTTTTCTCCGGTCCCAAAAGTAAATCTCATCTGAACTTCTGCTTCAGTTCCTTTTTCTTGTTTGATGAATTCTTTTGAGATTATTTCGCAACTCACCTCGAAATTAAAAATAAAGTTCAAACATTTCTCAGCGTAGAAGTGGTCGATGTATGGAATCTGGACTGCGGCGACTTTTCGCTTTTTTATAAATCGCGGGTGTGTGATTTGGAGCAAGGCTAGTTTTACTTCTCGCGGGACCTTCGTAAAATCTCCGACTTTGTTTTCCGCGAAGTATTGATTCGCTAGTGTCTTCCCGGCTTCTTCTTCTGTCGAGATTACTTTAGGCTCGTAGACTACGAGACTTTCTTTGTCATTCATTTTTTAAAATTTAAGGAAATATGCGTTTTTTTCGTCGAAGTATCCTGCTTGAATGTTCGACAGTGGGATTCCGGTGCATTTTGCTAAAAAGTTTCTGTATCTCAATATTTGGCTGGCTGCCTTTGTCTCCCGATGAGCGTCTGGTTTGTAGTCCCAAACCTCAACTACATCATCAGCTATTCTAATAAGGTCGATGTGTCCGAGAACTCCGTCACGCCAAACTGGTGTTTCGGTGGCGATCGTGAATCTGTCATTATCTAAAAAATAGCTTTGCAAGACATCGTGCTGCTGCCTTCCGTTTCCTCGTGCATTTGCTTCGGCGGCGATTGATGTTATCTGGTCTGGTCTCTTTTCTGATTTGCAAATCAGCAGCGGAAGTTCGCTGATGCTTTTGGTTTGAGTTTCCGGTATTCCGTTTTTATAGACATCGCTCAAAAAGGTGCAGAGCTTTCCGACTACACCGCCGCGCATTTTCGCGAGTTCGTGGATGTTTTCAAAAGTCTGAAAAAGATAATCGACTTTTACATCGCCGCG